GCGGCGTGGGCTCTGAGGCTTCGCCGTGTCTGAAACACGCTGCACCTGCGGCGAAAAACTCCGGTGCCGTTCCAGCCGTCCATGCGGCGACGAGCGGCAGCGGTATCTGCGGTGCCCACGGTGCGGGGCTCGTGCGGTGGCGTTTGTGAAAACAACAGTTTCCGCTGTGCGTTTCTGCAAGGCACCACGCCCGTAGTGGCATCGTGGACTTCATCGGCAATACCGCCGCTGGAGAACACACATGGACAATCTGAAGAAACTTCAGGACGAGGCGGCTGCTCTCGCCAACCGGATCGACGCCGTGCGTGCGATCGAGGCCGAAGACACGACTGCTCGTGATGTCGAGCTCATCGACCTCAACAAGCGTGCCGACGAACTGACCGCGAAAATCGACTTCGAGAAGAAGGTGGCCGAGTCGGCCAAGAATCTCCGGTCGGTGGTCGATCGCTGCTCCCCGGCTCCCGAAGCGACCGAGGAGCGGAGCGAGAAGGTCCGCATCGAGGCTGTCCCGTTCTCGGGCCGGCTCCGTGCGTTTCAAAACGCCCGCGACGCCTACCAAGTCGGCATGTGGTTCAAGGCCAAGAGCGGCGATGCCGAGGCCCGGCGGTGGTGCCAGGATCACGGCGTCGAGGCTCGTGCCCAGGGTTCGACCGGCGCAACGACCGGCTCGGCCTTCGTGCCCGACGTGCTCTCCTCGACCGTCATCCGGCTTGTGGACCAGTACTCGGCCTTCGCCCAGAACGCCACTAACGTGGTGATGCCGAGCGACGTGCTCCTGTTCCCCCGCCGCACGGCCGGTGCGACGGCGTACTGGATCAACGAAAACACGGCCATCACTGCCAGCGACCCGACCTCCAATCAGGTCACGCTGACGGCGAAGAAGGTCGCGGGTGCGGTGACGATTTCGAGCGAGCTCCTTCAGGACTCGATCGTGTCGATCTCCGACTGGATCGCTGCCGAGCTCGCCCTGACGCTCAGCAACGCCGTGGAAGAGGCTGCCTGGAGCGGCAACCCGAGCAACGCCCCAGCGGTTGCCGGGCTCGTCAGCGGCTACACGGGTGGCCTGCTGGCAGCGTCTGCTGCCACCTACGCCGCCTCGCTCGTGACGGCTGCCGGTGACACGCCTGACGAAGTTACCAAGGCGAACCTGCTGGCGATGATGGCCAAGGTTCCGCAGCACAGCCGGCAGGGCGCCAAGTGGTTCTGCTCGCCGTTCTTCTTCGCCTCCTGCATGCAGGCTCTCGACCTGAATCAGGGCGGTTCGGTGGGTCTGTCGCAGGGCATGGGTCCGACGTTCCTCGGCTCGGAAGTGGTCCTCACCGACCGGCTCCCGAGCGGTGCGGATTCGACGGGCAACATCATGGCGCTCTACGGGAACATGGCGAACAGCTCGTACTACGGCATCCGCCAGGCCATCGAGATCGCCAGCAGCGATCAGGTGAACTTCCTGAGCGACCAGACCGTGATTAGGGCAGTTGCTAGAGTGGCAATCACGCATGCAAATTTGGGCACCGACACCGTCGCCGGCCCGATCATCGGCCTGGTCGGTGCCTAAGCCTCTTGACACTGATGCAACGCTGGGCGGGCGGCTCCAACCGGGGCCGCCCGCTCTCTTTTGCGAGGCACGCATGATAGTCAAGGTTGGTGGCACCGAGGCGGACATCCGGGTGGAAGCCATTCTGTCGATGCCACGGCTGTCCTTTACGGCCAATCATTTCGCCTGGGCTCAGGCACTCATGCCGCTCGGCATTCGCCCCACGATGGGCACTGGTGCGTTCTGGGACCAAGTAAACACCCGAGTGATGGAGCAGTTCATCGACAAAGCGGAATACCTGCTAACCATCGACTACGACACGTTCTTCACCAAGGAAGACGTGGAGCATCTCTTCGCCTTGGCGATGACGTTCCAGTGTGACGCCATCACGGGGCTGCAGACCAAGAGGGAAGACGGCCGCCCGATGCTGACGCTGAAGGGCACGCTGGACAATCCTCCCGAGGGCGGCACCACCAGCCTGCCTGCGTCGTGGTTCGCCGAGCCGGTGCAGGAGGTGGACACGGCCCACTTCGGGCTCACCGTGATCTCTACGGCTGCCCTGAAGCGTGCGAAGAAACCGTGGTTTTGGAGCAAGCCCGGCCCAGACGGCTCCTGGAATGAAGGCCGCGTCGATCCAGACATTTACTGGTGGCGAAACTGGCGCGAGAGCGGGAACCGAGTGTTCATCACGCCCCGCGTCGTGCTGGGCCACGGCGAGTACGTCGTGACGTGGCCGGGGCGTGATTTCAGCAAGCCAGTTTTTCAGTGGGCCACAGAGTTCACGACGACAAGCAAACGACCTGAAACTGCATGGAGCGTGCCTGAATGAAGAAAATCAGATTTACCCGTGCGTGGCGGTCATACCGGAAGGGTCAGGCCGTAGAGATTTCCGGCGGTCTGGCGACGCAGCTGCTGGCCCAGGGCGTGGCTGTCGAGGACAAGCAGGCAGAACTGATCGAGACGGCAGCCGTCGAGCACGAAGCCGAGACGGCCGACCTGACGACCAAGAAGAGAGGACGCCGTGCAGTACCGAAGTCTGACCCGCCAGACGCAGCCCGCCGTTGAGCCTGTCACGCTTTCTGAGGCCAAGGCCCACCTGCGAGTCGATACCACCGCAGACGATGCCTACATTAGCTCGCTGATCTCGGCAGCCCGCGAGTGGTGCGAGCAGTACCTTGACCGCTCGCTCGTCCATACCCAGTGGGTGATGCGCTTCGACAAGTTCCCGCCAGACGGCACCATGGACATCGAGCTGCCGCGTCCGCCGATGGCGACGGCCGGCACGGCCACGGCGGTGGCCCTGACGTTCACGCACGAGAACGGCACAACGGCCACCTACTCGACGGCCAGCTACCGCGTGGACCGCGACGGCGTGCCTGGCACCGTGAAGACCCTGTACGGGCAGACGTGGCCGCCGCACCTGCAGGATGACAACGCCATCAGCGTGACCTGGTGGGGCGGTTACGGGGCCAGCGGTACGAATGTGCCGGCGGCGATCCGGCACGCCATGCTGATGCTCGTGGGCTTCTGGTACGAGAACCGCAGCACCGTGCTTGTCGGCAGCATTTCCAAGCAGCTCGAGTTTGCGGTGGAGTCGCTCCTATCGTCGCATAAGTGGGGAAGCTACCGCTAATGGACGCAGGCAAACTCCGCGAGCGTGTCACGGTGCAGATCGCCAGCGGCACGACCAACGCTCTGGGCGAAACGGTTCTGACGTGGAATAACTCGTCTGCCGTGTGGGCGAGCGTCGAAGGCGTGAGCGCACGCGAGGCGTTGATCTCCGGCCAGCAGGAAACGACCGTCAGCCATCGGGTACGGCTCCGCTACCTGCCGGGCCTGACGAGCCAGCACCGCTTCTCTTGGCGTTCCCGCACGCTGGAGATCGTCAGCCTGCTCGAGCACGGCAACCGCAGCGAGCACGAAGCCATTTGCCAGGAGCAGGCGTAGATGGCGAAGCCCAAGCCTGACTCCACGCTTCGCGTGGATATGTACTTTCCAGACATGGAAGAACTGCGCGCAGAGCTGAAAAAGTTGCCGACCAATCTGGCCGCCAAGCATTTCGGCGCGGCTTTGCGCAGGACTATTCAGCCTGGGCTCACGGCCCTGCGGCAGGCCACTCCTAAGGGGCCGACCGGCAACCTAAGGAAAAGCATTAAGACCAAGGTGAAGACCTACCCGAGAAACGGCTCTGCCGTTGGTCTGGTCGGCTACTCGTGGGGGGGCGACTCCAAGGGGTACCACCAAGGATTCATTGAGTTCGGCACTAAGGAGCGAGAGACCAAGAAGGGGCGGTTTGCTTCGACATTCCAAAGCAAGACGCCAGATCGCGCCGGGCCGTTCCAGATCGTCACACCAAAGCGCGGGCGTGGTGCAGGCCGGATGCGGACAAAGCCATTTCCGAAATCGTTTTTCAAGTCTGCGAAAACTGGCCAAAAGGTGAATCTCGGCAAGATGCCGATCGGTGGCCGCACGGGCGTGCCCCCGGTGAAGACGGCATTCAACAGAGCTCGCCCGGCAATGGAAGCTGAGCTACGGCTGCAACTTGGTGCGCGGATTGAGAAGGCGTGGGATGAGCTTGAAGGCCGCACGAAGCGCGGGCTGCAGACCACGTACAACTCGTACCGTGAAAAGAAGATCCTTGACCGGCTGTTTGGCTAGAGAGGCCACGCCATGAAATCCCCCGAAGCCGTCCTCCGCACTGCCCTAGTGACAAGCACCGTCACGTCATCCATCGTGGGCAGCCGCGTCTATCCGCTCCTGGCCCCGAAGACTGCGGTCCTGCCGTTCATCACCTGGCGGCGTTCGGCGATCAGCCGGGAGCACACGCTGGCTGGGCCGATGGGAGTGCCAAACGTGAGCGTGGAAATGCAGTCCTTTGCCGCCACCTACGAAGACGTGCGGGAACTGGCCGACGCCGTGCGTTTGGTTCTGGATGGCTACGGGGGCACCGTGAACAATACAGAAGTGAAACATGTGTCGCTGGAGCAGGAATCCGACGACTTTGTACAGCTGGCCGGCGGCGACCTTCCGCCTGTGTACCAAGTAACCCAGACTTTCAACGTCCTCTGGCAGGAGACTTAGAGCAATGTCCGCAACACCGCATGATGGAACCGGAACCACGTTTTCTTTCGGTGGCACCGCGTTCACCGTCACGAACATCGTGGTCAGCAACACGGATCCGGCCGCCGATGAGACAATCGACGTTTCGCATCTCGGCCTGACCACCGGCAACAGCATCCGAACCATCAGCCGCCCACTGCAGGGCTCCGCGACGGACACAGGCCGCGAAGTCGTGGTTGACTACCTCGGCACGAACATCATCAAGGACGCCAGCACGGGCACGCTTTTGCTCGTCGTTGGCGGCACCACGGCGATCAGTGCTTCGGCCACCGTGTCTGCTTCAACGCTGACATTTGCGACGAACGACGCCGTGCGGGGCCAGGTCACCTTTCGGGTGGCGCGCTACTAAGCCAGACGGAGGACCGTCATGGCTAACGAGTGCGCAGGCGTTACCGCGACGTGGAACTCCACGCCGTTCGGCGAAGTCACCGACATCAAGGTCATCGCTGGCGGAAATCTGCCAATTGGGCGAGACAGCACGTTTGCGCTTGACGCAGGCACTATAGAAATAGCGTGCCTGGCGACTGCAAACATCACGATTGCCCAGCACGGCTCAAAGGCCACGCTGTCTCTCGCTGGTGGTGGCATGACCTTCAGCGCGAAGGCCATTTGCCAATCGCTGCAGCTGACAGGAAAGGTTAATGATGTGGCCCGTTATTCGGCCACGTTCAAAATCGTGAAGGAGTGAAGATGGCACTGACGGCAGAGCAGATCCTGGCGGCCGACGATCTCGGGCTCGTAAAGGTCAACGTCAAGGAGTGGGGCGGCGAAGTCTACATCCGCGTGATGACCGTTGGCGAGCTCGACGCTTACCAGAAAGAGTGGGTCGGAAAACGCGAGACTGGCGTAGACAACTTCCGTGCGAAGTTCTTGGCACGCTGCCTGTGCGACCAGGCTGGCCAGCGGCTCTTTAGCGACGAGCAGATCGAGCAGCTGGCGGCTAAGTCGGCCAAGGTGGTTGGCAGGCTATTCGACAAGGCAGCGGCGCACAACGCAATCACAGAGAAGGACGTAGAGGAACTGGCAAAAAACTAAGCGTCCGCCCGACGAGGCGTTTTCTGTTTCGTCTGGCGGGGCACCTGAAGATGACTGTGGGCGAGCTCGAGCGGCGCATGTCGGCGGTCGAGTTTGCGGAGTGGCTGGCGTACACGAGGTACTTCGAGGCGTTGCCGGATTCGTGGCGGGAAACGGGACTGATAGCAAGCGCGGTGCTTGCCCCGTATTCCGCCAAGGGTAAGGCACCACGGGCCGACGACTTTGTGCCGCTCGACAAACCGCCGCAGCATCAGCAGCAGATGGTGGATCAGATCAAGCAACTGAAGAACATTTTCGGCGGGTGAGTTATGGCGACTGTAATCGGCGTAGGCATGCAGATGACTGCCAATGCCTCTGGCATGACCAAGGGTCTGTCAGACGCCGATAAGGCATTGCAGCTGCTGCAGAAGATAGTTGACCAGAACCAGAAGAGCCTGCAGCGTTTCACGGGCGAGGCCGACAAGACCACGCAAAGCCTCGACAAGCTGAACCGTGGCGTGAGCACGCTCAGCACCATCGAGATCGGCCGCGTGCTGGTGGACGGCTTCACGGCCCTCGGCAGTGCCTTCACGAGCGCAGCCCAGAATGTGCTGACGTTAGCCGGCAACGTAAGTTCGTCCCTCGACTCGCTAAATGATCTGAGTGCCCGCACGGGCATTGGCGTGGAGTCGCTGCAGGGCTATTCGTTGGCCGCCAAGATGGCCGGCGTGGACACCGAGCAGTTTGGCGTAGCTATTCAGAAGCTGGCCGTGAACATCGGCAAGGCGAATGCCGGCGACGCCTTCGATAAAACGCTGCGGGGCATCGGGCTTACGGTGGCCGAATTGAAAACGCTGGCACCAGAGCAGCAGTTCTCGGCGATCGGCGACGCCATCGCGCAGTTGCCCACGGTTGCAGATCGGGCTGCCGCTGCCGTTGAAGTGTTTGGCAAGCAGGGTGCGGCGCTCGCCCCGCTATTCCGCGAGGGTGCCGCCAGCATTGAGGAACTTCAAGCCAGGGCCGAGCGCCTTGGCATCATCGTCAGCGAAACGCAGATTAACAACGTGGCCGATATGAATGACGCCTTCGACTTGGTGAGTGCCACAATCGAAGGCATCATCGGCCAGGTCATCGGCAATCTTGCCCCGGCCGTCACGGATGTGACAAACCAGTTTCTGAAATTCGTAGAGGAGTGGAGCGGCGCTCAGGGCGAAGGCGGCACGGGGATCGCCAGCGCAATCACGGACGTTCTGCTGCAAGGGGCTGAGATCTTCGCGGGAGTTTTCGATCAGTTCGTCGGCAACTTCACCGGATTCACGGAGTCACTTGAAACCGCTAGTGCAGTTTTTCAGTTTGTCGCCAAAGCCTTCACGGCCATCACTGAATCACTGCGGCAGGTGTTTAACTTGTTTGAGACGATCGGCAACGGGCTGACGCTTGGATTCGCCAAGCTGCTCGAGGCGGTTGGCTCGTGGGTTTCGGACGATCTACAGAAGTACGGTGCAGACCTGGCCGCAGCTGCGTCTGCCGAACTGGCAAAGAATCAGCAGGAGTTTCTGGAGGCCGGGGCCAACTCATTCCAGGCCGGTCTGGATGCTGTCGGCTTAGGCGAGGGCGACGGCTCCGCGACGGCCCGAGGCGAAGGGGCGGCGACTGCATACGTTCTAGGGTTCCGTGCGACTGTCGAGGCCAGCCAAGCACCCGAGGTAAAGGTCACTACAAACCTCGAAGAAACAGAGCAGCGGCTGCAGCAGTTTCTTGCCAGCGGCACAGAGGGTGCGTCGGAGTTCCTGCAGCAGTCGACGGCCACGCTTGAAACCTTTCAGCAAATGGCCGAAGAGGGTGGGCTGACTGCCGAGCAAATCAAGATCATGAACGGCTTCATGCAAAACGTGAACGCCGAATTGGACAAGGAACTGCAGACGCGGCAGGCGGCCAAAGACGCCGCGACCGCACAGGCCGAGGCGGACGGCAAACGGGTAGATGCCCTGCTGAAGACCGGCGACGCCGCCAGCAAGCTAGAGGAAGACCTAGCCGTCGTTGAGCGACAGCGGGCCGCGATCGCCAAGCAGGGCGGCGAGGAT